GCCTCGCCTGTAAGAATTAAAAGAGTTGCCGCCAATATCAAATATATTTTATTCATTTCCTATTCCTTTATGGTTTTGCTGTCATGTTAAGATTGAAAACTGTTGTCCCAGCATATCCCCGGAACACCCTGTCTGTTGTATTATACCAAAACATCCCGTCATACAAATCTGCCCCTGACGGGTCGGTTGCATACCGTGGCGGGTTGTTGTTTGATTGCACATAGCTCGTTGACGGCGTTGGTGGGGTGTCGTTTGTGTCAATAGGGGTGTTGGTTGCAAAGCCAGTGATAACAGCCTGAAAGATATTGTCATCACCCTCATACCCATGCCACGCCCAATATACAGAACTCCTGTATTCTGCGGTTGCGCTGTTGCCTATGCCTGCCAAAAACGCTGTTGTGAACGCGTCGGCGTCCATCAATAATTCGCCTTTACTCAACGGGCTTGTTTCATATGCCGCTGTCGTGAACGCGGTTTCAGAAACCCAATTTGACGTACCTGAAACGCCCCTGTAAAAATCGCCATCAACGCCAAGCTTCCATGATGTTATTGCCTGAATCTCTGCAAGCGTCCACCACAACCCCGTGACCATGTTATACAGTCGCAATCTCACTCTGGCTTGCTGACCATATCCGATTGCAGGAAAATAGCTTGTGCGGCGTTCGCTGTTCCCCGCTGAATTTAGCAATACTGGCTCACCAAGCCCTGTGCCAATATGTACAAAAATGTCTTGCTTTGCCATGTTTTGTTCCTTTGTTTATAATTCGCTTAAATCGTCATCATCTATATCGACATCAGATATTTTTATGAATCCAATCTTGCGCCAGTCCGTTGCGTCAGGACAACCGTCGCCGTCAAGAGATGTGACTTTCAGGAAGTTCAACGCTTCAACATCTGCCGTCAATGCTGTTGGAACGCCTGCTGTGAGGTTGTCCTCGTCAAACAGCGTTGTATATGCCTCTGTACCTGTTGACAAAACTATTACAGGTTTATATTTCAACTGTATTTTATCAGCTTTTCGCACAATCCCTGTAATGACATTAACCTCTTCTGCCTGTACTTGTATTTCCCAGTTATCGCCAGACGCATCTTTATTAACCATGCCGCCAACCATAGCAAGATTATTAAGAATCTTTGCAACAGTGTTCAACCATTCAGCAGATATATTGTGTAATAGTGTACCTTTTGCATAGTTATCTTTTAACGGGTATCCCATTACGACACATCCTCCCAATCCGTGCATGTATTGATTGTTTTAAATACCGCGCAACTGCCAGCTAACCCCGGTACAAGCCATGCCTTTGTCACACTTGTGTCCTCGTATAAAGTAATCACCTGATCTTTGCCGTACTGAATATCAACACCGACATATTTTATGGTTTCAATTGTGCGCGTGCGCTTAAAGTTTAATCCGGGTCCGCTACCGCCGAGCATTTGATATATTTCAATCATCACATTATAACTAACCGTCACTCTGTTTGTATCGTCAAATGTACTGAGCCATGCGGACATATTTTACTCGCTTGTTTGTAGTGCTGTTTTTAACCAAGTGTCAAGAGATTTAAGAGATGCAGCGGTAGACGCAGTGTTATCAGCTATTGCTTTATTTTGTGCAGCTAGTTCTTGTTCATCTTTAGTTATCTGTCCTCGTGCTTTAGCCGAATCAACTGCATATTTTTCAACATCTGATAGCTTGTCATATGGTTTGCCTTCTGCTTTTTCAAGTATCTTAAGGTATTTCTTATGAACTTTAGCAGCTTTTTCAATGTTTACTTCTTCACCTTCTCGAAAATCTTTATCTCCTGCCATTTGCTCGTAATAATCTGCTTGTTGAGAAAGTGTACTGATTTCTTTCTCTAACCCTGCAATAGACTTTCTCGATCTTGCATCATCTGCACTTGATAGCTTTTCAATATTATTCTTTTTCTCAGCATAATCAGAGTTAGCGTTTTTTAATTCTTCCTCTTTGACCTTTTTTAATTTGTCAATCTCAAGCTTTTTTAATGCAGCAATAGCTGCTTTTTCATGTTTCTCTAAATCTTCAACAGCCTTATACTTTTGGTTTAATATCGTACTCGCAAATTCGCCTTTGTCGCCTGTTTCAAATTCTTTTTCATAAGTACTGCGATTTTTACGCGCCTTTGCAAGTTCATTTAATAATCGTTGCGGATCTTTAACTAACTGCTGTATTCTTAAATCATCATCAGCACCCGATAATGGCGGTTTGTCTGCATCTTCTTTTTTATCTTGCCACGCCCTTTTAATCTGCCGTTGTTTTACTTCTGCGTCATATAGTTCATTAAACAGTTTTGGATTTTTAAGTAAATCCTCTTTTGACTGCCCGCCATCCTCAACAAGTTTCTTTCTAAACGCTCTACGATCAGCGGCTCTTGAAATTTTGTCAGTAATGTTTATTACAGAGTTTGCAACGCCACCCAACATCTCGCCTAATCGCTGTAGTCCTCCGCCCTCAATGAGATTGTGTATAACATCAGAAAATCTATCAATTGCCTTTGAGAACACGTCAATAAACTCTGAACCAAACTTATCCTTCAGTTCTTGCCATGCTGTTTTAATTCTGCCAATAGAGGATTCTGCTAATGCTGCATCATCTTCAAGCCCACCTGAGAACTTATTAACTTCTGCTGTAACGACTTTCCAAATATCGATCATATCACCGCCAGCATCAACGAGTCCTTTTATTTTCATTGACGCTTCTGTTGATATAATACCAAGTTTCTCTAACCCCATTGACCCGCGTGTAACATCTCGACCTTGTTTCAAATACTGTAAAAACCGCGAAACTTCGTTTGACACTTGATCTATATTGTTACCAGTAGTGGCTGCAACATCCGCTAACGCCTTCATATCTTTAGCAGACCCCAATAGACCACTTGACAAGTTCATTAAGTTACGGCTTGCGTCAATAAGTTCACGATGTCCAAAAATACCAAACTTCGCAACATCACGTAACTCTTCCAGATGTTTCCGCGCTTCTTTAGCAGAACCAACGAACCGGATAAACGGGTTCTTCATTGATTCGAGTTGCATTGCGCTTTTAATGGCTGAAACAAATCCTTTGAAAGCTGCCCGTACTGTAGCAATAATAGCCACCATAGCAACTAACCGCCTACCAATACCCATCGCCATTTTCTTAAAGTTTGACTGCGCTTGTTTTGTACCTGGCCCGGTCTGATCTTTTGCCCGTATAAAAAAGTCTAATATATTTCTACCCATCAGCACCCGCACTTTCTTCTTCTGCTGAATGTGTTTTGATTATATGTTTAATAGCCAACCGCAATTCCCAGAACGCACGAGTTGACGAGCTGTTCGTATCTGGCCTTTCGCATCCCATCGGTAACGGTGCGTTCTTTATCATTCCCATTGCCTCATTAGCCGACATCTTAAATAAAAAGTCCTCTGGTTTAAGTCCGGGATACCTGCCACAAGCTAACGCTATTAAATCGCCCCATTCAGAAACATCAACATTCTCATCTGGTTTATTCTCGTCGTCAATATCAAGATACTCATAACTGCCCAGCAACTTACTCACGGCGAACTGTAACCGTTTCCTACTGCATATAAGATTCTTTGCTGCCCAGAACTTAATCCGAATAGCTGCCCGTGTCTTGCTTGCTATCTTTGGTAACACGTCGCCAGTACGTGAATGAGCCATTGCAAACGCCATTGCTAACATATCCATTGTCCGGCTTTTACGCCACCATTTATAGGCATAACTTTCCAGCCATATCTCCGCTTGGATAGATAATGAATACAACCACACACGCCCAACCTTTATCGGCACATCAAAAAACAATGGCACATCTTGACGGTCAGGCGAAATTGTACGCTCAGATAATTCATGTATCCAGATGATTTCTTCTGGAGTCGGTGCAATATCCCTTGTCTCAAGTTCTTTCATAACAGCATAAAACTGCGCTTTAACACGGGGTTTTAATACTTTCATTTATGCCACGTCAATTGACTGTTCGCCAGTAACAACAGTTATTAAAAAACCTTGATTATTTCTTTGAGTATCGACATTAGTTACATCCCAAGCAGCGGCGGCGGTTGTTGTTGGTACACCAACCCATGTTGTAGTTGCAACGATCTTACAGTTGTAATTCTCACCAACTAAATGATCACCAACCTCGTCATTCTCGTCTGCATGCTGAATAGTGATATTACATGATGAACTCATAACCGCAGCAACTAATCCAGCAGTCGCACCTAGAAAGTCAGTACCACCGAACCCGTCAGCTAATGCCATTGTATGTGTAGCGGTTGCAAGTGCCGGATCAGCGGCATGCGCGTTCTCTGCATGCTGATGGCCTGTTAGTGTCATAGTTGCATAATCGTTATTGACGGTACTGACACTGATACCTGTTAGTATCTTAGTATCAAGCAACGCACCTATTACTGCCGGAACTGCCGGAACAGACCCATCAATATCAGCTTTATACGTTGCGCTCGTGTCAGTGCGTGTACCATATAGTTTTGAATTTTCTTCATTACCAGACTCATCAAGTACAAAAGCGCGTTCTTCAATAACGTCATTATTCGCGCTCTGTAATGAAAAGTCATCAATTGTCCCGAACCCGGTTGCGGCTCCAAAATCGACAGCTATATCAGCCATTAGTTATCCTTTACTTTCACGGTTTTTGGTTTCTTCTGTTCAGGGAAATAGCCTCTTTTTTCCCAGCGTTTAACGTCACATTCTGCGACATACCACGCATACCCCTGATGATTTACTAATTTAATTCTTTCTGGTTCATCTTTCATAAACACTCCTGTTATACGTCAACAACATGGTAAACCACGTCAAATATGATTTCTATTTTATAAACAATCCTTAACGCTTTTCCATCGCCCTCGTCCCACGCACCATCTTTAACTGCCGGATATGTTGTGGTAAACAACCATGTAACGCTTTCACTTACGCTTTTAAACGGTGTTGCATCTTGTATCTTACTACCAACAGCCATTGCAGCATCACGCGTTGTGTACACGCCCTGTAAGGTTGCTTTTGTATGCCAACTACTTGACCCTGATGTATATGATTGATCCTGTATTTCACCGCCACCAATAGCAAACACAAAAGAATTGAGCTTGCCAGACAAAGATACATCAGAACCTATAAACGCATTCTGCCCAACTACACTCCCGGTCGTGGTTGCCAGTTGTGACAAACAATCATCCTCAGCGTCAGACCATACTGTATTAGCATTATCAGCCATTAAGTGCCCCTACTGCTTTTGTTATTTCGCTGTTATATATTGTTTTGATATTACCCTCATTATCCTTAATTGCTCGTGTTAAGAACTTTTCCCGCGCCTGTGAACCTTTTGCTATTGTACCCGGGCCCCAATTCGTAATGCCGTCTTTTTCATGTACCTTTTTCGCATAACTTGCTGCCTCTGAATCTGACGGCACAAATAAATGCACAAATCCAACGGTTGCCTCTACCTTGATTGACCGTACCAGACCGCCGGGGTTGAAGTCTGTGCGTGTTGACTTGCCGCCCTTGAGTGTTCTTGCGTGCTGCCCTTTCTTCGGGCTTATAGGCGCATAGTCACGCGCTGAACGTCCAACAATCGGCTCAATACGCTTGTGAGCTTTGAGTGCCGTCTTATCCATCTTACTGCCAAGCTTGGAAAGCTTCGCTTCAATCTGCTCCATACCCTCTATTTTTACGCCAACATCAATAGCCATTATATTGCCGCTTTCAACTTCTTATCAAGTTTCTTATCAACCTTCAATGCTTCCGGGGTACTACTAATCCCAACACGCGCCTTTTTATCGCTCTGTATGCCTTTAGCATATTCGTTCCATGCTTCTTTATCGGGTACAGCAGGGTTTGGTGACTTTGCTTGCTCATCAATAAGCTTTTTGTCAACGTCAGCATCAACATATTCAGGTGTACATACACAATTTGGATGGAACACCCCGCCAGCCTCAGCATCAGCCATACTTGGGAACTTGCTGTTCGCCCCTGAAAGCGATACAACAACGCCACGCCATGCTGAACAGGCCGGGCACGGATCGCCTCCGCCCTCAATAGTTGCAAGATCATGGCCGTTGTCAACAAGCGCGTCTGTATACGCGTTCCGTGATACATTTGCAACGGTCGTTCTGTTTAACATATTGAAATAGTTTCCATTGTTCCATTTCTTGCCAGACTTATCAATAAACTGCCAACTATTAAGTTTACCGCCCGCCATTTTCGTTACAGAATCACGCAACATCATTTGACGTTTGCGGGCTGTCCATCCGCTTATCTTTGCCATTCTAAACGTTTCAACAACCGCAGAACGTAACTGCCGAATATCAGAAGCTAACATTTTCGTGGTCTGTGTTGCTGCAATACCCGGCGCATACTTCGGCACAAGTTCATTTACATACCCTTTGACGTGCTTCTTTTCGAGCTTAGAAACAACGTCGCCGCTCGCTTTCATATCATGTTTAGCTTTCTCAAAGAACTCTTTAGAAGCTGTCTTACCAACATCACCAGCCCACTTCTCAATGTCCGCCTGTAATAAATCGTATTCCGCTACCAGCTCCTTAAACATTGCATCACGTACAGCGCCACTTGACGCCAGTTTACTGTTATCAGCAAACCCAGCAAGTAACTTTTCAATGTTCTTTCTGCGATCAACTAACATATCAACCAGTTTTTTCTTACTGGCATTAATGCTTTTTCTCAGATGTGGTAACGGTTGATCTGCCATTCTATCCTCTTAATACCTCAACTCTATTCTGGTCGATACCCAACCAGTTCATAGATTCCGGTGCAATTAATCCCATACCTTCTTCTTTATCGGCGTCGCGATTGATTGCTAAAAACTTTGCACCTGTCTGATCTCCGTTTGGTATTGCATCAGAATTAACTAGCATATACAACGCCTGTTCATAAACCGCATAATCAGGCTGATAATAGTCACCAGCGTCAATCGTTTCATCATCTTCAATATCAGTGTCAATATATCTGTTCAACACCCGCAACGCATTAGCAATAGCACCAGTGCGCTGTGCAGTTGAAAAACTGTCCCATACCGCATATTGAATGTGTGTTTCTTCACCAAAATATGTATTTGCTGTTGTAATGCTTATTGTCACTGCCATTATTAAATTCCTTTATAGGAGTGCAGCCGCTAGGCCACACCCCATATTACTCTACTGCCTCTTTGCTTCTGCTGTAGCTGGAGCCGGAGTCGGAGCCGCAACGAGAACAGGTGTATGGTTAGCTTTCACGCCCATACGCCCGCCAAGTTTCTTACGGTTCAATTCAGCGATCTTAGCTGTAAGCTCTTTTTGTTCTTTCTCAGCTTTAAGTTCGATCACTTCCGCTTCCGCACGTGCTTTTTCTACTGCCTTTTCATTGGCGTTCATGTCAGCCTTCTTAAAGCCTTCAGCCTCAAAATAAGCCACATCAGCAGCACTACATTGACGAGTGCGAATAACTGGGTTACCCATTCCGTCAATTAATGTTTTCTGAATCTTAATACGTGCCATACTATCTTTTACTCCTTTCTGTTACGCAGGTTATTACTGTTATTATGCTAACAGCGTAGTATTAAGGTTAATGTCGATTAGCGTTGCCGCACGATATGTTTTGTGACCAGCCAGCAACCTGCCACGAATAAGATCACCAAACTGACCTTCTGCCGGGCCGAGGTTCTGGATGCTGTTCGGTGCAATCTGATTAGCTAAAGCAATCGAATTGCCTTTAACGCCACAAAGACCATGAGTAGTACCGCCGCCAGATGTGCAGTTGTTTGACGCGAATATCTCAAACCCGCCAAGGTTGCCCATGCTGCCGTTCTGCAATACTTCTGAACCAAAATCAGTTGAAACGCTCATTACGTAACGCTGAAATGCCTGTGTCAGAATAGATGGTGCTACGATATAGCGTCCGTCCATAGGTGCATTAGCATCGTTCAACTGTTTATTCAGCGAATCAAGGAGTTTTGGTACATCAGCAGCAGTAGCACCAAGCTGCCATGCCGTTGAACCAGTCTCATAAGAATCAAGGCCAGCATTTGCGTATTCACCTAGAATCAGTACATCAAGGTCGTCACGTAACTGATACGCACCATCCTGTGCAAAAATCTGTTCCCATGGCGCTGCGGCCTGAAGTTTATCTTCATCACGCACGATTAATGCAAACACTTTATCAACATCAATCGACAGCTCAGTGTCGGTAACTGTAGCGTCTTCGTATGTGATGTTTGTACCGGCAACGTAATCATCTGTTGATACTGCGCTTGCTGCAAGGATATGTAGCAAATCGCCTTTTTTACTAACTTCGCCTGTCACTTCTGTATTACAGATTGCTTGTGCCACAAGACTTTTCTGCAATACTTGTGTGATTTTCTGTGCCCATATTTCGGGTATAAATAGATCCATTGACATAATATTTGTCCTTTATGTTTATGTCTGTATATTCGTTTGTTATTAGTCGGTTACTGTTATGGTCCACTCATTGCAGGGGAACCAGCACTTTCCATTATAAACCATCGGTTTGCACTTACTGCAACGATCTCAATCATATCCTCAGCCGTGTCCATAGTCGCAACTGAATTCGTCCCGTTCAACGTGTCGCTTGCGTAAGTAGTAACCACAACATCATTTCCGCCATCTGTAGCAAAGAAAATCATGAAATGTTTACCAATCATTGTGTTCGCGTCTGGTAAGGTAATCGCAATTGCGTTACTGGTCGTATCTGCAACAACAATATCATCTGCTACGGTTAATGTCATATCAGTATCACTCGCGTCAACTTCATATCTCATCGGGCCATATAATCCACCCGGTGCTGATACTGCGCCTGTAAGAGTTGAGATACCCGTTACCGCCAAAGTTCCAGTAGTCACAACATTACCAGTAGCGTTTGCCACGGTGAATGCTGTTGAATCAACTGTAATGCCAGCGTTTGCTGCAATGATACCAGCAGCGGTTATTGTGCTTGCCGCTGAAACTGCTCCTGTAAGGGTCGATGTACCATCTGATGTGAATGTACCGCCAACAACAGTATTACCCGTTGCACCCGCTACGGTAAACTTATCAGTGTATATTGTGATATCTGATGTTGAACCACCAATTAAATCTGCTCCAGCGCCAAGCGTAATACTAGCAGCTGAACCAACCGCACCTGTCAGAGTAGTTGCACCTGTCACTGCCAGCGTACCAGCAATAGCCGTGTTACCAGTTGCATCCGCAACCGTAAACTTATTCGTGTCACAAGCAATGCCACCATCTGCAGAAAGCGCACCACTTACATCAAGTGTACTTGCAATAGCTGTCGCGCCTGACGATCCTGTTACGGTGAATTTATCGGTATGGATTGCAATGTCGGTTGCAGAGCCTCCAACAAGGTTACCCGTAAGTGTCACAGCTCCAGTTAATGCCGATGTACCTGTTACTGCTAACGTTCCAGTTGTTGAAATGTTGCCGCTTGTATCTGCTACTGTAAACGCTGAACCATCAGCCGTGATGCCACCATTAAGGGCAGATACACCAGTTACCGTTACCGATGAGGCTGAAACCGCCGTGTCACTGGTGGTTGTAGTTGATATTGCCGCCGTTGCGATAGTTGCTGTACCAGTAACAACCAGATCAGCTACAGTCAGCGTGGTTGCTGTACTTTCTTCCGTTACAGGAGTGTAATCCGTACCTATTGCAAACCCTGTAAACAACAGAATTGCAATAATCAAAAATAGTTTCTTCATGTTTTTTTACCTTTATTCTGTTACTCTACCTTCGTTTTTAGCTGCATAAATGTCAGCCTCATTTTTTGTGAACTCGTCTGTTGACATACTGCCAAGTTCAGTTCTCGTATAAACACGTTTACCAGTTGTATTAACACCACCCGGGGGAGTGCTACCCGATCCACCACCCGTATCAGCAGCGATTAATGCCTGATTACCAGTAATAAACTCATCGATCTTGGTTTTTACGGTATCTTTATCAGTTAAATCAACATCAGTTAGAGTTGACGCCAGCGCGCTACGCACCAAATCAGGACTCACGCCGCTAATAACTTTAATACCGCTATAAATCTTGTCGATCTCATGTTGGCGCGACATGCTTTCATTCTGCGCCTTTGCTGCAACTGATTCGGCCTTAACCGTTTCAAGTTCCAGCATCAGTTTATCCGTCGCTTGTTTTGCTTTCTCGTCTGCTGTTAAATCTTTATTTCGCAACTCGTCCATCTGCTGTTTCATCGTTTCCAGTTGTGTTTGTAACTCAGCCGTTTTCTTTTCAGCATCTTTTCGAGCTGTTGCAGCACGTGAATTAGCAACTGCATCAACATCCGGCGTTTCAAACTTCTCAGCAAACGCTTTCTCATCTGCCGTAAGTTCTTCACCTTTAATTACTTTTGCTAATACTTCTTCGATCTTCATGTTCATACTCCATATTTTACCCCGTGGATATAAGCCGCCACGGTATCAGCTACCTCGTGAATAAAACGCCGTCACGATAGCGGCGATATTTTAACTATCTACTAATAGTTAATTGCTTGTAATCCATCATCTTTCATAATTGCGTTTGTTACCGCTTCAATCTGTTCTGGTGTTAAATCACCACCACCAATCTTACGCACAGTGTCAAACATTTTCTTTAACACGATCTGCCGCATTTCGTTCGGCATGCCTGACGTATTTGATACCAATACTAACGCCTGCACATCTTCCATAAGATTATCAACATTGAATTTCTTAGGATACGATGGTGTATATTCCGGGAACGTCTCATCAAACTCACGGCTGATCTTTATAATTTCAATCTCAGTTTCTTCAAGTTCATTCGCTCGTTTCTTTAATACAGCCTCAATATCCAGCCTATCGATCTTCTTTGCATCTGCAGACTCAGCAGAAGCAGAGCCTTTCTGCAGCATAAACCCTACAGTATCAAATAAATCCCGCTTATGTGTATCGATCTCACTCCGCATTGACCCGAATATATTAGCGTCTGGTGTAATGTATCCCGGTGGCGTGTCGCCTTGGCCTATAAGGATAGGATACCCCATCCCAATCACCATGCCAGTAACGGCACTTACATCTTTCTTTAACGCACCTGCCATAGCTTTAACAGCAGACATTGGCAGGTACATTTGCGGGTAACAAGTCCTGAAATAGTTTTCGCGTAATGCGCTTTCTAAATCCATAATTGTGCGGTTAATCGACTCGATTGAATCCCATATGATAGGTTTTGCGCTCGGAACTCCCAGCAACCGGAACGGAACACGATTGCAATGCAACGTGTATTCAATATGTCCGTCAATGCGGGTTTTGTCATTTTCTTTGCCGTAGAATCGCGTTGCCATTCCATGCTGCCAGAGTGTTCTATAGTATTTTGTTATGCGTTGTGTTGCCGGGTCATTCCCTTCTGAAACGTTGCCTTGTGTAAGAACCCATTCAAGGTCGCCTTTACTGTCAAACTGCCAGTCAACCACTTCCAGCGGTGAATAGCCAACCCAATATGGTCGTATCTTCTGATTCTTTTTCGTCAATATTGATACCTTGCCGGGGTCAGCAACTTCCGGCATGTCAACGCCAATCCACGCCCATCCGCATACTTCTCGATCCGAATTGGCATCTTGCATAAACGTATTAATCGGCAACCCGTCACGGGTAATGTTATTTGCAATATCAGAATCTAACCCGTCACGCACTGGCGATTCGCCAAACACGTATTGATTTAACTTTGCAACGATCCGCTGCATATGCGGTTTACAATGCGCTGTGTGTTTACGGCCTGTAACATGTGCGCCCTCACGAGTACCCCCATTAAACGCTGTATCCGTCTCAGCAGCGAACCTCGAAAGTCTCGCGTCAATATACGGCTGCCCACCATCAAGGCCAAGCAGATTAATGCTTAACTGCGCTTTTCGAGCTGTGTATATCGAATGTTCCCGAACCATGATATAATCAGATTTACTATTTATTCCGCTTGACGCTGATGCAGGTCTGTTGCCAGTAGTCTTATCAAATCTGTTTTCTGTACTGTTCTGTCCGGTATAATCTGCCATATCTTAAAAATCCTTTATGCCACTGCAATAAACATTGACTGATAATTGTGTTTAAGTTTCCATGCTGCCAACGCCAACGATATTACACAATCGTCATGATACCCGTCTGGCGCGTTATATCTAACGTTCCCCGCTCTTGTCATTTCGTACTGGTATAATTCAAGTTCGTTTATCATAACCGCTATATCCGGGTACTCTATTTCTTTCTTTTCAATACACACAACTAAATGTTCAATCAACTGTTGTTTCGTCGTGTTCGTAAAACTGTACCCGTCAACATCAACATCAGCCGCCTTTACTTGCTCAAGTACCGGATCACCCACGCCCGTTGAATCCATTAATACTGACGCGCCATTATACCTATTTGCTAAATCTTTTAATCTACCAACCTGTACCGAATAATCTATCTGATTAAACCGTTCAAACGCCACTATCTGAGCAGTACCAACGTCAATTACAACAAACACACTAAAATCTGTATGCTTGGCAATATCCCAACCAATAACATACTGCCTGCCGGGTACTGGTTCCTGCAACTCACCTTTAATGCACTGACGAATACCCCGGAACACGCCCGCACCATCTTCCAGAAAATCTGCTTCATATTCCTGCTGAAACACGTCACTTGGTAGCGTCTGTCTGGCAAACTCAACTTCACTGTCCGGTATATAAGGGTTGCTTATTGTCGGGAACTTGAATGACTCGTATTCTGGATACAACGGATCATTACCCCGTAAATGTTCGTGATAAAACCAGTTACGACCGAATGGTGTTCCGATAATTAACGCGCGTCCATTAGTATCTGATAGCGTTGGTCGTAACGCTTCTTGCCATGCCGCTTTACGTACTTTTGCAGCCTCGTCAATTACAAGAAACTTAACACCATCACCACGTAAATTATCAAACTTCTCAGCTGATAGAAACTGTGTCATTGACCCGTTTTTCCATGTAACCGTAAGATCAGAAAGACGTGGAGGGCTTTTGAATGCTGTATTAAAATTGCTTGTCATTGTCCTGTATGGAATTAACGCTTGTCGATATACTGGCGCAACCCACCACGTCATACATCCGGGAAACTCCCATGCCGCTTTCGCAATCTCATTCACGCCAGCAAGTGTCTTTCCCCACCGCCGCCCACAGGTAGCGAACCTGAACCGTGCTGAACTGTTATGTAAAAGAACCTGTTTATCATGCGGAGTATATAACTTAATCCGCTGTTTCTTCGTCTGTTTTTGTTGTCCCGAACTCTGCGATATACTCATTATTTTCAATGCGTTCCGTTGCCTCTCCAATAAGCAACAAACCCAGTTTTACTACTTTTTCAACATCCTGCACGGTTACTGGTACCAACCTACCAGCTTTTATCTCCTCGATCGCTTTACTGATTAACACACTAACAATCTTGCGATAATCAGCTTTTGTTTCTGCAACGGTCTTGATGTTCTTCTTTTCGATTCTCTTTGCTATAGCTAAATCTCTCAGATGTACTCGTTTACGCCAATCAAATGCTTTTGCCCAATTGAAAATGGAACTTTTCCCAACACCATATTTTGTAGCAGTTGCTTCATAGCTACGGTCATTCCCATTGCTGTAATAATATTCAAAGGCTTCTATATGTCTGAGTGTTTCTTTCATTATATGCCCTTAATTGGCACACGTACCCTGCCATTCGTTGATTTATCAATATCGAACCGGAATATTTTAGCACCCCACCGTTTAACCATTACTTCAGCCTGTTCAATCTCGTGCTTTTTCATTCTATACGCACCACAACCCCCTTTTTTATCTAAGTGATCAGCAGTGTAATAATACTTATTGAACCGCAATACTTTTCTGTGTTTCATTACGGTTTTTAAATAAAAGTCATAATCTTCGTTCAGGTAAAGGGTTTCATCATATCTCAGTGTTATTCTGATATTTAAATACTTGCATACCACAATTAAGACGAAATGTCAAGATAAAAAGAAACGGCGGCTGCTCCATCAACGCATACAAAAGGGATGAGCCAACCGCCGTCAATCTGGTTTTTCCTACTATTAACACTTATTACGTCATACGCTATCCTTTCTGTGGTGGTTTCGTTTTAGTTTGAATAATACCACGCAATACAACCACCATCGTAATGCTGGTAAAATCGTTATTAGTACATCGTCTGATAACTCTATAATTTAGACTTTGAGGCTGCATATTATCATTACTGAGCTGTTTGTTCATATCATCAAACGCATATTCAAGCTCTTGTTTATCAACGCCAAAAACAGGTTTTTTATCCATCATTCATCCTCCTTCTGCTCCTTCTTTGGCTTCTGAATATATCTACCCATAACAGCAGTTCTCGTATTATATTCGATTACGCCATAAATCGTTAATGAACCAGGAATGAACACTGGTATTCTAAACTCAACATCGTCAGGTATAACCACATCACCATCACAGTTCATGTATTGTTCTAAATCACGTAGATGCTTAATCAGTATCATCACATCACCTCACTTTCCGTTTTTGAACTTGTGCTTGTCGCAGGTATTGGTTGGCAAGACATACTCGCCTACTATTTTACAGTCCAAACCGCCGCCTTTTCTCCATTTACAATTAAAACACATGCGACCAGCTCGATACCCGTTCGCCTTTAATGTTTGTTTAGCTGTCATCACCTACTCCTCTCTACCTGTTTAGTTTCTGCTGCCATATCCTCATGACTATATGGATTGGTACACATATAATGCACCAGCACCGCCACTGCTATTGACATGCTTAGGTACATGATTATGCAAAAGGCTTTCATGGCGTATCCTCGCCATCATCACTCGCCGCCTCTTGTTCTTCTGGTTCATCATATACTGACCCCGTGGCATCATATACTGTGCAATAATTTTCTAGATGGTGCTTTAATCCCCTCAAATCAAAATCTTCTTCACCACAGAAAGGACAGATTATATTAGTCATCGCTCACCTCCTTGTTGAGTAGTTGCTCTAAAACTCCAGCGGCAGGATAGTCGCTGGCATTCTCTAAGCTCTCTATTGCATTAGTTATAGCAGCCTCCAGCTCAGCTATGCGATCATCTTTACTAGCAACCTCAGCCTGTAGCTGCTCTGTTTCTTTACCAATAGCATTCTCAAGTGCATGAGATATAGCTAGTGATACTTGTTTCATATGGTAGTGTTCACCCTTAAATCTGGCTAAAATAATACGTTCAACTTCTTTTCTCAATTCAAGACTTATCATCACCCTGCTCCTCCTGCTTTGCATATTGTACATGGTTCGCTGATGTGATACACTGTACCGTCAGTATTATCCTCAATAATCCAGCTATCGCCTGTCGCTGTCGGAACTCGTAACACAGTGCCTTTGCTTATCAGGGTGTACCTTATACAGTTAAAATCCACATGGACAGTGTCGCCCTCTATTATTCTGTTATCATTCATCGGTTTCTCAGCCTTCTTCACCTCAGCCTGTAGCTGCATCACCGCATCATACAATACACGCTTACATCCAGTATTCTGCACTTCGCCCAACTGGTCAAACATACCGTCAATATCTTGTTTAGTTATCATTATCCTCAGCCTCATTTATACTGTTCCACTTATCACACCACATTTGCCCTGTGCCTGCTGGTACTGTTGCTTCCCCCACACAACCACATCGTAATATATCAAACACCTTATCGCCCGATGCCACAACCCACTTCGGTTTCTCAGCCAGCTTCACCTCACGCTCGTGTGCTGCGTTCATACGTTCACAATACCCCAATGCGGTTTCATATGTCGGGAAACACGATTGCTTTATCATTTCAAGCTCTGTGTCTATAGCATCATAGTTGGGTGATTCACCATAATGGTAACGCTTGGCAGGCACATACCGCTTAACCGGATTGTCCTTGCGCCAGGCTGCGTTCTTCTCATTACAATACTCAACAGCTAAACTATGGTTTCTGCCTTTGTATGTTGCGACAACCTGACTGCTTCTGTTGTCAACTACTAGACATCCATACTCAATATCAGAGTCGTTGTATATAGCATATGGCTCACGTTCGGCATCCCAAGCGTCCGCTATCTTCTCCAATACAGGCAGCCAGTACATGTTGCCATCTACCAGTCCTTTCAGCTTTTCTAGTGTATCATTCATCTTTCGTCCTCCTGTTTCTTGTTAATTCGTTCGCTATCCTTTACCATTTTTGGTAGTAAATAACGCACTTCATCCTCAATGTCTGACAGGGAAATATCAGCATCGGTATCAGTATGAGTCTCAACAATGTCCATGATCTCGGATAAATAATGAGATATGACGTGTGCTGGTGACTTATATTGTGGTTTACCCATTGCCGTACATCTCCTTAAGTCTATCAATCTCCTCATTTAAGTGTTTACACATAGCGCCGAACTCTTTTGTCAACTCCATTACATGATCTGATACAAGGTTGTGTTCGTGCGCCAATACGCCTACATACTCCACCAACTGTTCATGTGTATATTTTTCTATATCCATCTTCTAATCCTCCAAATATATTGTTTCTGCATCTGTTATCATAACCTCATCCCTATACGGATAATCAGCATCTGGCAACTGATCCTGGTACTGCTGCCAGTACCCACCCGATACCGCCATCTGCCATAGTAATAGGTATGAGATGATTGTTAGTGTCATTAATTTGGCCTTTCTACACCGTCAAGTAATTCATCCAGCGTAGCGTTAATTTTTATCAACTCAGAAATGTCATAACCCTTGTCGCCTATAAACACACCACCGTGTTCGCTTATTGTAACAATATGGCTATCAGTACTCAGTGCTTGACGTTCAAGTTCACTGGCTTTGTTAATAGCCTCTCTACGCTCTAAAATATTCATAATCCAATGCCTCTTTCTTTCTTGATTTTCACTTACTATACACGAAGTGTTTATTTATCAGGTATCAATATCTCCCGAATAACTATCTGCGTCCGGGGTTGGTCACTGTACTTTTTCATTACCCGTTTTAATACAACCTGCTTGTCGTCAGTATAATAGATACCCTCAAGCGCATCCATCAACAACTTTTCGAGGTTATCCAGGTCTGGTCTGGTTGTCTTAAATTCCAGCCCGTTACATATAAGAAACGTCTTTACTTTCTTGCTGATGTTTCCAGTCCACGGGAACCAGAATATCACGTCAATGCATACAGGGCCACTAATGCAAACGCTGCCCGGCTGCCCCTGCTCGTTAGCCTGAGCCAGTGCCAGAACTTTAATAGAGTTACTACGCTTAACAACCTTTGGCTGCGGGTAATAGCCATTCTTGCCACCCCTGACGCTCTGTTTCGGCATAGCCTGACCCAAATATTCAAAGGTGAACACCCTGCCCTGCTGTATGTCAGCCGTCAAAAATGCGTCCTCAATGTCAGTCATTATCTGATTCGGGCCTGGTGGGGTCATGTCATTCTTTGCCATCATGCACCGCCTTTTTTTTATCGTGTATGTTGCCCGTTTTTAAAAACGTGTATGCAGTGTGACTGTTCAAATGGTCAACCCCTTGCTGGTCATCGTCGTCAGTGACCATGTAAAAGCCGCCGTCATAGAATATAATCAGCACGGGTTTGTGGTTGTATATGCCTTTGTCGCTTTCGTATAATTTTGCACCAACCCTGTCAACTAACCCAGAAAACTGCACAACGGTTTCTGGTCTGACGTGATACGCAAAAGGTGCGCCAGAACTGTTTGAAATATAACTGCCTGCTGAAACGTGATTGTATGCTTTTGGTACGATTGCAAGGTTGCCAGACCGCCAATAGCCTTGTAAATCCATTCCTTTGAACTCAATTATCCTGTCCATAAGTCGCCTTTTCTTTTATTGATACGTGGAAAATGCGCCGGAAAAGTGCAGGATAGAAAGGGCATTCAAACACCCGCACTGTGGTTCCCGGCTTTTACTCGCTACTGCTGCGTATCTGTTGGTGTATCAACTGGTTCTGAAACCGCTCCGGTTTGAATACTCCCGTCAACAATATGTATTGATTCGGGTTCGTAACCGCCTACTTTTTCAGTTAACAGTTGGTATTTGTTCTCTGCTGCAATGCTTTCTATCATTGCAATGCCATCTTCGTCAAGCAAACTCGCATCACGAACGCAGATTACTTTCAGTTCAGGATTGAGCGCCATTGCCATAGCGCATGACACGCGCAACTTCTCACCAGCACTTAACATGCTGTACATTGTGCCGTTGTAGATGACCTTTTGATCTTCAATCGTCAACCCGTCAATCGGCATATTCGCCTCAGCAATAGCCTTTGCTTTCTGTGCTGCAATCTCTTTCAGTTGGTCAGTGAGCTTTTTACTCTGACTTTCCAGAACAGATACATCATCAGAATAAGTTGCAATATTCTCAGACCGTGCTTCGTTGGTTGCCTGATTCTTCAACACCTCAGACACCCCTGTAAGCTGTTCTTTCAGCTTGACAATAGTATCTACGCTCTCAATTGCGGCTTTGTCAGTGTTCTTTACACTAAGCTCAGCAACAATTAAATCATCGTAACGGTCAGTTAGATATACTTTCATACGTTCAAGCTCTGCCTCAGCCTGAGCAATTTTTTCTTTCTGAACGTCTATTACATCATTGAATACTTTAACATCTTTTTGGCAAGAAAGGTTTTCGTCAGCAACTTCTTCAGCTTTTTCAATCTGGTCAGTAATAGCATTAATATCCGGCGTTTCAGCAGGTACATCAGGAATCAACTGCGGTGCATCTTTCAGCCGAACCTTTGCCGTTGTAAGCTCTTTATTGACGCTTGTACGCTCGGTATATACAGCAGCATATTTCGCGTCAACGTCAGCAGTGTCAAGCCCTGACAGGCTTTTGAGGAACAGCAGTCTATCAGCATCTTTCATGTTGGTAAACTCTGCCGGATCGAACGATATGAGGTTAATGAATTTATTGAGGAACGTTTGGTTCCCGCCAACAGGTGACATTCCCTCAGCATTAACCACCTCAACCCGGTCAGTTTTTCCGCCTTGTGTCCATATCCGTTTCACAACATACTCTGTCATTTTTTCGCCGATATGTGCTTTGACTTCTGCCCGTTCCGCTCCGTGCTTGACTGGATCATCGAGTTTTTTTCCCGTGACTGCAGTATAAAACGCATCAAGAATAGCCGATTTACCAGCCCCGTTCTTACCCGTAAACGTGACATTCTCACCTCCGGGAATTACAGTGATCTCGGTAATGTTCTTAAAATTTGTGATCTCGATCTTCAATAGGTTCATTTCCATGCCTTTTCTTTTTCTTTGTGTTTAATAATTTACAGTAATTTAGCCGATAACCCTGCAAGAACCAACTACATTATAGAGCGGTTCAAGAATATTATCATCATCGTTCTCAATATCAAACTCTGAGCGGTCTTTATCCCAAAACACAGTAGCCAAGCCATCATCTATTCCCTGAGCGTTAAACCATTCAATAGTGCTGCCCTCATAAATATCAACACTATCAACATCTTTCTTTCCGGTAAACTGTCCGATAGTCTCACCATAAATTAAAAAACCATCAATGAAATGCAGCTCATTAGTTACAGCCAGCCCAGCAGCTCGTAATATGTTTGGAATAGTATTACTGTCTTTCTTGTAATAGCCATACCGCCATTCGTTTGTTTTAATATCCTTGCCTCTAAACTTAATCTCTCTCATATCATGCCTTTTCTTTTGTTCTGCACAGCGTCAATGCCGTGCTGTTGTTGTTATATTACATCAAGGTTATTATGATGTCAATACTATTAAATCGCTTAAAACGGTACATCAAGTACCTGTTCATCAGTATCACTTTTAACCGTAACAGCTATCTCTCGTATTTTCCCATACTCACCAAACCTCGGATTTCGTTTAATTCTGATCATATCAATTCCAGTGACTTTCTTTATTACACGGTTACCCTCAGTGACTTCTTCCATCCGGGCAACGATTGTATGTTTATTCTTTGCATCAATCAACCTGCCGCCTGAGATTTTGAGTTTATTATCACTTATCAGCTTACCCATCACATCAAACAGGTCTGCATGACTGGCTTTATATTTATCTGCTGCCTTGCAATTACAGCGGAAACTCTGGCTACCACCGCGCCCCTCAAAAACACAGCGAATACTTAATATTCCAGACCCATCACAACGCACACAATTAACGCGCTCAATCCCCATATTATACTTTGGCATTGCTCCATAAAGCCGCCCGAAGTCCACTATTTTCGGCATATGTATGAGCTGATGTTTCGCATTTCTGCATAATTTAGCCCACATATGAGATGGTAAATGCTTGTACACATCGAAATAATCATCAAGTATACACTGTTCATCCATCATTTTCGGTCTACTGAAATACACACACAACGTTTCAAACTCTATTGCAAACTCTCTAAACAGCATCGTATTTCTCCGTTAAATTTTTTATGACTTGTTTTCTTTTTGCCTCATCTGCACTAACTGATTTTGCACTCCCACCTCTTTCTTGCCCTTTTGACATCCAGTTTGTTAGGAACCGGAAATAATTCTTCTTACGCTTCTTCGGGTTTGCTATAAGCCACAACCCAGCCCGATCAATAGAATTGTCAACATCAACTGCTGGGAATGCGGTGTACCATTTTTGCAGTATTTTTTCTGATATTCCAGTAAACGATCCTGTGTCAAAATCAAATTTCACCTGCTCTGTAACCGGAACTTTGTCCGGTTCGGAGCTACTCTTAGTATTTTCTTTATTCTTTATTTCTTTATTCTTATCATTCTTGTTATATATATTGTGCCCATCAGAATCCGTTCGTTGCCCGTTCGTTGCCCGTTCGTAGTCCCGTTCGTTGTGCCCTTCGTAGTTTTTCGGGGTCTGGTAAAACACGTAGTTTGAGATACTTACCTTAAACCCGTGAGTTACCTTCGTTGTGCCCACCATAGACCCGTTCGTTGCCCGTTCGTAGTCCCGTTCGTGCGTCCTTCGTAACCAGTCAAAAACTGCACGTACTTGTTTACAGCTTGGCTTCTCAACCCTATACCCAACGCGCCACGATACAGCGTCACAAACCTTTGCAATAGTAGTCACTAACTCACCACGGTTCAGGTTCTTATATTCTTCATGTTGAACAGTCAATAGCAACCACACCCACACTTTCAGGTATAACGGAGGTTTTGCCATGATTTCGCTTTCAATGAGTTTTCTACTGAGCAAGATATAACCGCCGGGGATTAATGGTTTATACACAAATCAACCCCCTCACCGCACAAAAAAGCCCCCAACCAGCTAGTACAGAAAGTATAGGGACAGAATCCCTGATAGGTTTCATACTGGATAGGGGCTTTGACATTTTATATTGTTCCTTTCTGTACTATTTAAATGAACTTACAACATCTTTACAGCCTTGTCAACAGTTATTTCAGCCCAACACGATCTCTTTTTTCCACTGCAACTCAACCCGCGCATCTTTCGCCTCAACCGCTTTGAAGTTCTTTTCTTTCTGTTCCCAGA